AAATGACGAAATGCAAGCTGAGCGCATCAGAGAAATGCAACTTGAGGAGATCGCAAAGAATTTGATCTTTGCAAAGACGTATGACGTTACGCCCGATCAAGTTGTTTCAAAGATCAAGACAGAGAAACGAAAAAACAAAGACCTTGGGCTTGTTGTTATCGACTACTTGACTTTGCTCGATCTTGACTCTGAAAAAGTTTCAAGCGACAACAGAGCGCTTGCTGTTGGCAAAGCAACGCGGCGACTAAAAACAGTTGCATTGCAGACGGGCGTTGATATTCTCGCCGTCTGTCAATTAAATAGGGGCGTCGAAATGCGTGATAACAAACGCCCGATGCTTTCTGATCTTCGTGAGTCAGGGCGCATCGAAGAAGATGCTGATGTTGTGATCATGAATTTCTGGCCATACTATTACGACAAAGAGGAAGACCCGCTTTGTTATGAGTACGCGGTTGTAAAAAACAGACAAGGGGCGACGGGAACCTGCAATGCAACGTTTGCTGCACAGTTCTATGCAATGCTTGATTCGATGAGTCAGTTATGAAACATTCTTCTCGTCACGCACCTTGCCCTATCTGCGGACGTAACACAGACGACAAATGCAGGTGGAATGATGAAATGATTTTTTGCTTCAATGGAGATTCTTTTTCGCCGCCTCAGATTTTGAGGATCGGCGACAAAGTAAAAGTCCAGGGCGAAAGCTATGCACTGTTCTCGTTCGCATCTGGTTTTGCAGGGAATTCGTATGGATTCGCCGTCGTCGATGAATTCGATTACAGATTCCTGCCCTACGAGGACAAGAGAGCTTTTAGAAAAAAGTGCGTGAGCATCACACGCACTTTTGTCAAAAAGCGAGATAGCGTGTTCGCGCTTGTGAATGCGCTACGCGATGAATGCGTTTTTCACGAGATGCGACTTGACGAATTCGATGAGAACAAGCGATGCACAGAGAAAGCAAACTCTTTGCTCGCCTCGCTTTTTGAGTTTATGAGTGCGAACAAAAGATACGTCGTTGACTATCTTGCGCAGGTGAAAGCGATTACAGAGGCGACAGAAAAGACTGAATGCTCTCTGCGCGAGATCAAGCGATTTGAGAGTTTGTATTTCGGGCCGCCGATGTGACTTGACAAAAGCTGGCTCATGCCGTAGCGTTGCAGCATCGCAGGCCCCTCTATCGACTGCAATCACAAAAATGACACAAGAAAAACTGCTCCGCGAAAAGAAAGAGTATCTCAACTATCTGAAAATTGCCTCTTTTCGTAAAGGGTTTTCCAATACAGAAAAAGGCAAAAAGTCAAAAAGTGGGTTCAGTTTTCATGTATTTGAAAAGGAAGATGGTGTAGTATTTTCTTGCCGTTCTCGCTCTACCTCAGGCTCGCCATCTGTTTCGTTTTTCCAAGATTTCTTTAAGTTTAAGCTAAGAGTTTTTAAGACAAAAAACGGAGAGACAAGATTTAGGTTTTACAACATAATGCAACGAATTGGTGCCCCAGTCGCTCGTACCTGTTCGCCTGTTTTGATGCAGTCAAAGCTTCGACAAATTGTAATCGACGCAGAGAGGGGTAAAAGAAAACCAAAATACAATGAAAATGCCTTCAAAGGCGGATTGTATATTGCGCAGCAGAAAAGATTGATCAGCTTTCTTCGCAAATTTTTGGCAAGACATGGAGTGAGCACAAGGGGCTATAGCAAGAACCCGCTGGTTTTGTTGACACAGCTTTGTTATCCAGGCACAAAAGCGTTTTCGGATGAGACTATTAGCGAGCGCCTTTCATGCGGTCAGTTCTTTTTGGACGACCCGGTAAAGCTTGCGCTCAGGAGCAATGGCAAGCGAAGCAGAAAACTCGTTTACCAAGCAATCGCAGCTTCTCCGTATGCGGCGCAATCTATTTTGCGAATGGCGAAGCATATCCGCATCACCAGATCGCTTGACCATGCCCAAAGATTTCTTTCTCGCATTTCAGCTAACACTAATCTCTGCCCCCATGACGACACGAATCACGCAATAAACATATCAAGGCTTCCCGCAAAACATTTAAGGATGCTTGATGCTTTTTCAGAGGATGCGCTTTACGAAGCATTTATCGACGAGATCTCTTTTTTCATTGACTCAATGCTCATGATGCGAGACATGAACGCTGAGAATGGGTTTGGGCTTGGCGATATTCGCCCAAGAACTATTCATGAGCTGCACGACACCCTTATTGATGTTTCTCCAAATCGCAAAAGAAAGAAAAGGTTTAACGATTACAGCTTTTCCGAAGATTTGGTATCAATAAAATTCTGCAAAACTCTTGCGGCAAATTTTGGTGATGGTATTCATAGTATTGAGTACGCAAAAGATACATCTCAACTACGCAAACAGGCGGAGAAAATGCACAATTGCGCCTTTGGTTACCACTCGGCTATCAGTAATGGAGGCTATGCAGTTTTTTGCGTCAAAAAATACGATTCACTTTTTTATATGTTTGGTGTCAGGCTTTACTCAAAACATGCAACCTTGGATCAAGCTGTAAGCCATTGCAATGGATCAATAGACCCTGTAGTCCTTAAAGAGTTAAACGTAAAAATTGCCGCTGCAGTTAAAGGTGAATATGAGTATAATTTTGATCCGAGAGGACTCATTGAGTAAAGGAATGGAGCTGAAGTGAACCCGCGCAAGATTTCGCCCGCGCCCAACTGGACTTCTATCTTCACGCAGCACCCAGAACTTGATCCCCCAGGCTACGCCGAGGTTTTTATCGACATTCACGACAACCCTCGCATTAAACCAAAACAGATCGAGCAGGAAAAGACTGCGGCGAAAAAGAAAAAGAAAAAGCTTGGGCGCAACGAGAAGATCTAAAAATCATCCCAATGCGTTTCCTTGCGCTTTTCAAATTCGTCAAGCGTTACTTTTTCAAAATCAATTGGCGCAACGGGAATCTTTCTTGTCAGATGTTTGTTGTCTGAGTTTGCCTCCGTAGCAATCCCATTGATCTCGCAGTATTTTTCATACCACTCCTGAATCATTCTTCTGTCAACGAAACCCTGCATCAAGTTTGAGATCGCCTGAACGCTCTCGCCTTTCTCAAAGAGCAGGTTGACGCATACGCGCAGGATGCGATTGAGAGAGGTCGAGGCTCGTGTGGGCATTTTGCAACTAAGGGGGTTGACGGCTCGTGCTACGCCATGCTACCTTTCATCTTGTTCACGCACAACCACAGAGAACATGTCAGTGCATCAAAAGCTCATGCAGGCACGTATCGCTCTGCAGGGCACAAAGCTGTCAAAAAGCGGAAAGAACAAATTCGCTGGCTACAGCTACTTTGAACTCGGCGACTTTCTCCCGACTGTTCAAGAGATCTTCTTGAAGCTCGGGATTTGCGGGGTTGTCAGCTATGGCACCGAGCAAGCAGTTCTCACGATCTACGACTGCGATAAACCCGACGACGAGATCCTGATCTCCTCGCCGATGTCTTCTGCTGCCCTCAAGGGCGCACACGAGATTCAGAACCTCGGTGCAGTGCAGACCTACCTGCGCCGTTATCTGTGGGTAACGGCAATGGAGATCGTCGAGCACGACGCCCTGGACGCTGTTCTGGGTGATGACGGGCAGCGCAGTGTCGGACGCCCCTCCAAGGCCGCCCCTGCCCCTGCTAGAGCCGCTTCAGCGCCCAACACTCTCTCGATTCAGCAGGAACTCGGCAGCAAGCTCAGTGATCTCGGCATCACCCCCTATGGCATCAAGACGGTGCTCAAGCTGACTGAAGCGGAAAGCATTGATGACATTGCAGACAACAAAGCGACTGCGTTGCTGAAAGCTGTAAGCAATGATCACGTCAAGATGTTTAATCAGGGTAAGAACAGCAAGGGGGCACAAATTATTCCTGCGCCCGTACAAGATCAATTGAGTGCTGCGAACTCGATTGATGAACTGGCGAAGGCTGCTGAGGAGGCTTTTGGTGATGACTGAGCCTACTAAGTGGAAAATCACACGCCTTCCCTCTCGTGGCCCGAAACCTGGGCAGTCTCAAGAGTCATTCCTGCGCGGCAAGGCGCAAGGTGATAGAAAATGGGACAAGCGGCGAGAAGCGAATTTCAACAAGTTGTTTAACAGT